CTATTGGGCTTTGGTTTGCAGTTGGTTTGCAAATTCCGTTCCCTGAGCGTTCTCAAATTTGCTCATTGCTTGATCTGCAAGGGTTCGAGTTTTGGCAAGGTACTTGTCCAGTATTCCAGAAACGTGTCTGAGGCTGTGCCCTGTGATAGCTGCGATCTGGGGAGCGGTGCATCCCGCTTCTGCTAGCATCGTTACTGCTGTGCCTCTGAGGTCATGAAAGTGCAAATCTTCAATCTTTGCCGCAACCATGGCGTCTTTCCATCGATGCTGAAAATTCTTAGATTTCCAAGGTTGCCCTGATGCACTGAGAAGAACAGTGGCGGCCTCACGGGGCATATTGTCCAGCATAGCCCGCAATGCCTTTGTGCATGGTATCTCTACTAAGACGTTACCCTTGCCTTGCCGGAGGCGAATATATTGGCCGTCGTAGTTACTCCATGAGAGTTTGAGCAAATCACCTTGGCGTTGCCCCGTATGCAAAGCCAGAATCAATGCTCGCTGCAATCCTATACTCGCCTTAGACATGAAACGTTCGATATCCGAAGGAAGCCAAATCTTGTCTGCACGATCTGAGTTGTAAACCCGCTCAAAACTCTCAAGAGGATTCTTTTCAATCAGGCCTCTGTCGTAAGACCAAGATAAGACGGCTTGCAGTGTCGCCAGTCGGTTGTCTGCCTCACGAGGGGCCCGCCTAGCTGTTTCGTCTCGCCAATCCAGAAAGATGGACTTAACCCGCCGATCTTCTAGAGCTGCGAGTGGCATTGTCCCGAACTTGTCTTCAATTTTACGCATCAAGCGGCGTCGATCTGACTTCGTGCTAGTCGCGAGGCGATCAAACTTCAGAGAGTTGCTATATTGCCGCAAAAGGCCTGCTAGTGTATTCCGGTCTCTCTGTGTGAAGCTGGCCTCAGCTTCGGTATAAGAGGTCGCAAAAGACACGTCTCCGGGCTTGCCAGCCAAACGCCTGTTTGTCGCACGATGATAGTAATAAACACGCTTAGCACCGCTCGCCAACGTCTTAGTGACACGGTTGACACCGGGAAATGAGGCTCTAACCATCTCTAGCCATCCCTTGATCCAGTGCGTTTGATGTGGTGGTGTTTGTGGTGAGGCCACTTAAGCGATCCAAGGCGGCATCCAGTGCACACCTGTCCCAACGCCTGGTTTCGGGAATGGGGCCTGGTATTACAAATTTGCCCACAAGGCGAGTAAAGGCGCTGGCTGAGAGGCCGCAATATTCTGCCGCCTCTTTTTCATTCAGCCCTCTTTTGGGGATGTTCATAGGAAGAATGGTCATTACCTAAGCCCCCTTATTGGAAATGATGCGGGCACGTTTGAGTGTCTTGCCGCTCATGGATGAAATCTGGCGTTCGATGCGCAACAAAGCTGCGCGCATCTCACTATCGCTTTTGTATTCAGTCTTTCTTCCGTCGCTGAATTCGACGGATCTGACGCCACTTGCCTTGGCTTTTTCAAGGGCATCGCGCCAGATCATCAGCTCATTAAGGCTAGGCATCAGGCTCCCTCGTTGAGTTGCCATCCGCGCCAGTCCATAAAGGCAGCGCCGAAATCGAGACGAACTTTAACGGCCACCCCGTCGACTTCGAAACCAACTTTGGTTTCAGTTTGCGGACCGGGTTCACCTTCAAGATAGGCATATTCAAGCCCGTCGATCACGCCATTTCCCGCCGCTACATACCAACGGTCGGCATTAGAAAATCTGCCCTCAACAACCATTTCAAGATTGGAAAATGGGTTTGCATTGTCTGTCGAAGTTGGAGTGATGGCTGTCAACAGCATCTCTGTGGTAGTTTCGAGGTCGGCCGGTACAACAACATATTTGGGACTGAGATTGAGCCTCTTGCCAGACATGCTTGTTTGATGGCGTAGCGCCTTTCTCATTGCTGAGAGTGTGTCTGAGGTTGGGGCAGCTCCAGTCGCTGCAAGGTTGTTGTGATCGGCATGAAATAGAGTTTTCCCGTCTGCCATATTCGGTCCGAGTCCATCGTTCTGATCAAGCAGATCGACGAAGAACTCAGCTTCAAAATCAGCAGCTGCAATGCCCATTTTACGGGGAACATCCTGCAGTGCACCCAGATCATCATTAATCATCATCTGGCGTGAAAAACGCATCATTCGTCCGAAAGTGTCGACTTTGATGCTTTCGCCTGCTTCGAGCATGTAGTCATCTTGATACTCACCGTTTTCTGCTACGAGTTTCAGATCAGGTGCTTCAGACATGGTGATGGCTTGGCGAGTGCGAAAATCCTTCACGGTAATTTGTCGAGCCAATCTTTTGAGTGCGCTTGGAGCACTTTCATATGACTGGCGAAGGACGCGTCCAACGGTGTCCCCCATGATCAATGGATAGTCGCTGGTGCTGAGCGCACGGGTCACAAGCGTTGATGCCGACATGCCCATCGTGTTGACATTGGAATTGCGTAGGCAATCGCGGGCGATCTCCGGGATAGTCAGGCCAACAAATTCGCGGGCGCTTTCCTCAGGGGTATGAGACGGGTCTATCCGGACTATCAACGCGTCGGTCATGCGCTGGGCACGAGCAATCGGATCAGTGTGGTCGGTGATAATTCGGGCTGTCTGTGTCCGGATCAGTGGTGTGGCCCTCTTCTCGGCCTCAGCGATTGCTGCAGCCCGGACTTCATTCAGTTCGCAGTCGGAGTCGATCTGGGAATTGGCCCATTCATCGCCGAGCTTCAGGGTGGTGGCCATGGCGCGGATTTGCTGATTGCGCAAAGCCATTTCGTTGGCCTTGGGTTCAGTTGTGGAGAGTGCCTCCGGTTTATTTGGCATGCTTCGAATCCTTGCATCAGTGTCAGCCGGTACGCTTACGAAGCTCACTTCCTTGGGGGTAAACTGTGTGATGGTCCGAATAAGCCGGCCAGTGTCCTGGGCGCGCTTGTCTGTCCATTTCATTGGCTGATAGCCAATCGAGACGCCAGTGATCAAACCGTCGCGAATGTCTGCGATTACGGGATCTGCCCGGCTGTCGGATGTGAATTTGATAGTAACAATAATGGCTGTGCCTTCTCGTTTGGCATTTGTCACCGCGCCAAGGACAGCTTGAAGGCTATCTTGGCGGTGACTGTCCAGAACGGGGCAACCGATGAAGGCTTCCGGATTGGTGGCCTGCGGGTCGAGCCTTTCGATAAAGGCTCCCCGGTCGACATCCCCGAAGGCTGTTGCAACGGCAACAACTGTGCGGTCTTCTTCACTTAGCGTTCGAGAGCCAATAGAGAAATCTCTCGTTTCTATGGTACCAAGCTGGTGATGGTCGACTGGGGAATTCATGCTGCATCCTCCGTTTTGGGAGCGGGGTTGGTACCGGCTGACAGTGGGTTGGTAAGACCCCGCTCCCTCTCGCTATCGCGCTTGCGTTCCGCGTCGATCTCTTCGACGGAGAAGCCACGTTGCGCGACAACTCGGCTACGACTTGTCAGCCCGTTTTCGATTTCAAGGATTGCTGCCTTGGCATCACTTTCAGGATCTACCCACGGCCATGCTGGCGGTAGATACTCGGCTTTATGAAAGGCCTCTGGCTCTGCTGAATAGGCGGATAGATCGATTGTGCCTTCAAGCGCCCAGAGGGCAACAAGGCGTTCATAGATTGGTTGCAGGCATTGTTTAACCAGAACTGTGTGCTGGATGCTTTCAATTCTGCGGCGAAATTCCAGAAGGGCTGCGCGGCTGGAAGAATAAGTTGAGTTTGAATAGTCGCCAGTCAGCTGCTCATATGTGAGGCCAAGCCCTGCCGCCATGGCTCGCAATTGCCACTGAATAAAAGAGGGAAAATCACTGACATCTGGCATGTTGGGAAATTCAATGTCAGATCCTGCTGGCAGGAAATGCACCGCCCCCGGCTCAATGCCGCTTTCAAAGATGCCGTCCTTTTGTTCTCCTTCCAGAGGATTGGACGTTCCGTCGACGTCGCGAATAAATCCGGCAAAGAGAGCGGCGACCTGTTGTCTTTTGAGCTGCGCGTCTTCATAGCTATCCAGCGTTTGGGCTCGCAAGAGCACAGACGTGAACCACGAAAGACCGCGCACTTGTCCCGGCTCAATCGAAACAAAGACATGAAGCATATCTTCTGCAGGAATGCGAACATGTCCTAAATTCTGTAAGATAGATGTTCCGCGTCGTCGCGGGAGTACATGGTAGGCGATGCGCTGGCCATATTCGTCAAACTCGATCCCCGCTGTGATATAGCGATTCTCACCCAACTCGCGGTTAAGCGAGGCGTCAACCATATCGGCAGGGATAGTCTTGAGGCTGAGCTTCGTGCCTTGCTGAATGAGCTGCACAAAGGCCTCACCCTTGATCACCAATTCTCGGGTGATCTGGGTTTGAAGGCCATAGAAATCATGGCGTTCCTCAATGTCGCAAGTTTCAAGCCACCGCTCCAGTTCGTTTTGAAGCTGCTCGCGAATGCTATCTGTTTCACATTTGGAGCGCGTTACAATGCCTGATCCGATCAGGTTGGAAACAAGGCTTTCGACTGCCTTGGCGAGCCATGGATTGTTGACCACTCCGCCGATTGTGCGGCTTTGGATGGTTCTTGACCCTGCATGTGCAGCCTCGGAAAGATTGCTGATGCTGCTGACGCCCTGCCAACGTGGGCCATATCCTGCAGCTTCAATCTTGCCGCCAAACATGCGATAAAGCCAATCACCAGCGCTTTGCGCTACGGACTTCTTTGCTTGTCTACTCATTCGTTGGCTTCCTTTATAACGGCAGTATTCGTCGCATTCCAGAAGCTTCGGAATTCGTTTTTGACCGAACTTGGTAGCCGCTGGACTAGACCTTCAAGACTGAACAAGAATCCCCCGATATCGGACTTCTCCATCATCTCATTTGGTTGTTCCAATAGAGCGTGGCTGAATTGATTGCCTTTCGGGTAAAGCAGCATGAAGCGGTTTGGCTGGTCTGGCTGGCGTACAAGTGAGTGAAGATACATTTTGAAGTTGAGTTCATGATCAAAAATGGTCTTCAGCTCTAATCCCATTTCTATGAGAATGGGAACTGAACTCAGAAATAGCACCTCTCCGATGCTATAATTCCAACGTCCTCGATTGTCTTGTTGTCCAATGCCATCCAGCAGACCACGCCTGCGCCAGTCGCGCAAATTATCAACGCTCAGCGAGTTTTCGACCAACTTAACGACTTTAGAAGGGCTGAAGGCATCTGACATCTTTTAATCTCCGTGAGAATATCTCACAATAATATGTGTGAGATATTCTCACATGTCAAGTCTTTTCATGGTTTAGTTACTTCTTGGAGGAACCTTTTTTCGTAAGTCGGCCCATTGCAACACCCCTAAGGTGTTTATTATCCGGTAAATCCCAAATTCATCAGGCATACATCTACAGCCTTTAAAGACGAATTGTTCACCGCTTACAGGTTCTTCGAGGACAGCATAGTCAGCATGGCAATCGATAAGGATTCCGCAATACTCAGTTTCTTCTCGATCACCCGTTTTTGCATCTTCGGTTATCACCGAGACTAATGCGAGTTCGCCAATCTTCCTTTTGAATAATGAGAAGAAATAGGTTTCATGCCTCTGATATTTGGGCTCGAAGTTATCGGCCAATAAAGTACGAGAGTTAGGATGAGAATTTATCTCGGCTAAATATAAAAAATACTCCATTTGCTCTTTTGAAAAATTGTCTTCGTTTACATCTGACAAAGCTAGAGGTTGATGATCCATTTTAGTCTCTAAAGTATGAGGATTAGCTTTGTAATTCATAGCGGTCGCAGCGAGCAAAGTGGGGTTGACGTGCATGTTCATTGGTGTGCTCCAATTATTGCAAAATGTAGCGGAATCGCTACTATGTAATCATAATAAGGAAAATCACAACGTCAAGGCGAAATCGCTACATGGAAGCGAAAATTACATCTGAACAATGCAAAATGGCGAGGGCAGGGCTTGGACTCGGCGTTCGTGAACTGGCTGAGCTTGCGAAAGTGTCAACAAATACAGTTACGCGATTTGAGCGAGGTGAAGAATTGAAGCCGAGAACAATCGACGCATTGCAATCAGCGCTAGAATCGGCTGGAGTAGAATTCATTCCAGAAAATGGCGGTGGTGCCGGAGTGAGAATGAAGAGGTAGTTTGATGGAGTGGCTAACCCAGCTTCCTGAGTTTACTAAGGATCCCACTTTTCAAGGCACAGTCATGGTTGGCTTGCTTTCAATTTTATTAAGTGTCGTCAAAGGGTACCGAGATCGGAAAGGGCGCATCGCATGGGGGGTATCTCACGGGCACACTTACGCATTTCCCAATACAACTCCAGCAGAAGAGAATGTGGAGGTTGATGGTCATGATGAAATTGAAGAAGACTCTGATGTATCAGATTCAAGGGAGATAGATCGGAAGGAGATAGAGAACCAAAGTGTGATAGTCAGAACTATCGAAATTTGGGTTCAAAACATCGGTGGGGCAACAGCAAGTGACGCTGAAGTGATATTAAATTATCGGCCTCAGCACTTCGATATTTGGCCTCCTTTGCAATATAAAGAGCTCGTAAATTCAGATGGACGCTTTGTTGTCATTGTGAAGAAATTGCACAAAAGACAACATTTCACTCTATCGATGCTTGTTGTTGGAGGGGAAATTCCACATGTTGTTGGCGTCTCGTGGAACCAAGGATTGGGAAAAGAAGTTCGTATAGGGCCTCAACAGCTGTTCAGTCCGTGGGTTGGACGTGTGTTCGCTTCTTTGATGTTTATTGGAATTTCGTCAGTTCTGTATTTTTCTGTAAGCTTGATATTTGGATAGTAAAAGTTTTACCTTGCCATCCATTTTGACCGGACAACCTTGCGATTGTCTGCTACACACATTTGTTTTTCCATCGTTTCTGACTTGATCGGTTTTTCTGCCAACATATCAGCTAACTCGTTGAGCCGGATGCCCGTTGTGGCGACACCGTGCAAGGCCGCATAGGCATAGACACGGCAATCTAGCGGCTCGTTTCTGACCCCGGAAACTGGCACCCATTTAATTCTGGCCACGCCATTCTTGTAGACCTTAATCGGCTTTTCTGCGGTAATGCCACGATAATAATCCAAATCGCGCTCCTGAGGAAAATGGCAGTAGCCGGGACCGGGTTCTTCAATCCGGAGGCGTGAGAGGAATGTGTGCTTGATTGCATCAACCCCGATAATGAATAAGGGAGCACTGCCCTTTTTCGGTTTTGGTGGTCGCTTTGGCCAAGCAGGAATGCCAGGTCCGCCTCGTCCCTTGATAGCCCAGATCCTTCTATTTTGACGCTGGCGGCAGAATGACATTACGTTGGGCGTCCTGTGGCCGCCGCTGTCGATTGAAGCGGCATAGATGGATAGGTCGGAAACATCCCTTGGATGCGGGTAGGTTTTGGCGAGTAGTCGTTCCAGTTCCTTCCAGACATCGGGTTTTGAAGGGTCTCCCCAAAGGACATGATACCCGAGTGACCAGCTTTCCTCATCCTTACCCCAGCCGACAATCTCCATTTCAAGCCGGTCGTCTTGGGTGTCAATCCCGGCTGTGATAAGTGCGACACCATCAGGAAGGATAGGCCCAGCTTGTTCCGACCTGTTGAGCAGGCGTTGAGCTTCAATCGGGGCAAGATCCCGATCTTCGAAGGCTTCACCCAAGCGCGTGTTGATAAAGGTTTGGAGACGGGGTGGATCATTTTTGACAGTGACAAATTCGCGCGCCATCTCACCCCAACTTTCAAATGGGGAATAGAGGCCGGGGAGCCAAAAGCCTGCCGTACGTCCATCGCCATGGCCGGTGGAACGCCATTCGCCCAAGGCAAGCATTTTGTGCTTTTGAGCCTCATGGATAGCGTGACCGCAATGTTCGCATTCAAGGTACGCGTCTTCAGGGAATCCGCTGGGCCATTTGATGCGTTTCCAAGCTATGGTTTGGAAGCCGCCACATTCAAGGCAGGGGACAAAGTATTTTCGCTGGTCGCTTTCGTTATATGCCTTCTCGATGCGGGACACTCCGGCGACTGTGGGAGTAGAGCAGAGATAAATCTTTCTTCGCCCTTTATAGGTTGCTGTTCTTCGAATGGCGAGTTCTACAGGGTCGCCTTCACCACTGGCGTCTACGGGATATCCGTCCACCTCATCAAGGAAGATATAGCGTACAGGGGTAGAACGGAGGCCGGTTGGTGAATTGGCTCCGGCCATGACCAGTTCTCCACCAATGAAGCTTTTCAGGTCAATGGTATTGCCCTTCTCTCGCGCCTTCGGCGGAGCCACCTTGTCCTTGAGGGCCGGAGTTGACGCGATCAAAGGATCTATACGAGTGCGACTATTGCGCTTGAGCATGTCCAGCGATGGCATAACGAGAAGCATGATACCTGGTGCGTGATCGATGACATAACCAATCCAGTTCAATCCAGCCTCGGTTTTGCCGATCTGTGCGCCAGCCATGAAGACCACACGTTCAACGCTGGAAGCAGTAGAAAGGCAGTTCATGATTTCTTGCAAGTATGGAACCCGATTTGTTCTCCAGCGCCCCGGCTCGGCACTCGTTGAAGGGAGTTGGCGATACTTGTCAGCCCATTCGCTGACAGTTAGCTGTCGCTCTGGGGCGAGCCCTTCGCGCCAGATTTCATCAGCCCAGATCATTGTCAGTTCTGCAAGATCAGTCATCGGCTAGCTCCTTCAGGGGCAGTTCTGCAAGGTCTGCAAGGTGATCGCGGACAAGCTTGTCCATTAGCGCAAAGGCATCTTTGGGGTCTGCTTCCAGCTCGCTGGCAAGTGCCACACTGGCCCGACTTGCCCAACCGATCCATGCATCACGTTCCGCTCTGGCTCGTGAGAAAATGGCTTGTTTTGCGGCCATCCGGTCAATCAAGTTGCCTTTCTCTCGTTCGAGGTCCAGCTTGGCTCGTTCCACTCTGACTGCATCAAGCTCAGCACGGGCGCTTGTTGGGATGTTTTCAGTCAGAGCTTTGCGACGATTTGGGGAGCAATGCGCGGAATACCATGTCTTGCCTGCTTCGGAATCGATCATGCCATTGGGTTCGACGGGCAATCCGTCCTTTATCAACTGACTGACGCGACCTTTGGAAATTCCTAGAAACTCGGCGAACTTCGTCTTTGCCATCAACCGTTTTTCTTTGGCTGATAGAGGCAAAAGTAACGAATTTTGATCCTCGCTTGAGCTATGCGTAGACTGCATGAACGTTCCGTTTTACCTCGCTAAACCTCACTAAAGTTTAGATAAATTCCCAAGTTCAGTGTAAATAACCTTGGGGCCCAGCCCACCCGTATTGCTCTGATGCCGCAAGGACCCGAGCCGTTGGGATCGGACACCGGACACCCCTTTAGGGGGGGTGTCCGGTGTCCGTCCCCTGCGGGACATTAAGGGACATGTCCCTGCGGGACATCATTGTCTCGTATTCCATACATAAGGTTCACATATGCCGATAAGCCCTTTTTCTTGAAGCGTGCGGCAGGCTCGTTGGAAGGCTTTCTTCTTCGCTTCATCGCTGCCTGTTGGACTGATACCAAGCAAATAGGCTCGTGCTCTCCAAGCCTCTATAGAAACCACTCTGACATTCTCAGGAATAATCTTGCCGCCCGGAGAAGACTGCCCATCGTCGACCAATGCATCGTTCAATGCGCGTCGGGCAATTTCTGCAGCTCCAGACAGCCGAGGTCTATCCCCTCTTTCTCCCTCACTGTTACCCGTGGGCTCAACAATGCATGAGGTAATTTCATCCCCATCTTCATCAAGACCAAGAGCAACCTGTGAGAGTTTGAAGCGGAAGGTTGTTCCGTCCTCGCCATCTTTCTGCTTATCGATGGTGGCTTTGCAGATGTCGCTATCACCTGCCTTCTCCAACTCGATTACTGTGTCAGAGCAGTCTCGAAGGGTAGTTGCTCCCCTCATGCCGCGATCCCTATCCTTGCCGGTGTGGTGGACTATCAAAACATGTGCATTTGTCTTCTCCCTGAGTTTTTCAACTTGGACTATAAAGCTTGCCATATCGCGCGGATCTGCGTCAGTTCCGCCCGCCATCATGCGAGATAAAGTATCGATGATAATCAGTGAAACAGGCGAGCCCGCCCTCCGACCTATCTCCTTTATGTCCGCGGCAAGTGAGGATATATCCGAGCTATCTGGCGACCTCATATCAACCGCTTTGGGGATCATGACGAAGGGAATCGGTGTATCTATCGATTGATGCTCTCGCCATGCTTTGAGGCGTTGCCTTGCACCGGTGCCCCCCTCTCCTGCGACGTAGACAACAGGCCCGGATAAAACCTTGTTTTCGAACCAAGGAAGGCCAGCGGCTATCCTGAGGCCCAGATCAATAGCCAAGAAGCTTTTTCCAACACCTGATGGGCCGTAGATGACTGACATTTCTCCTGTCGCCAGCACTTTCTTTACGAGCCAACTTCTTGGAGGAAGGTTGTCCTCTTCTCCGTACCAGATCATAGGGAAATGGGTTGGCGTTGGGGCAGGTTCCCAATCCCGGGCGACTTCAGAAAGCCGGTAGAATTCTTCGATAGTTCTTCCACCCTCAAGCCAATCAGAGACATCCCCTTTTTTGGGAAGGTTTGGAAGATCTAGTACACGGATGCGCCGCGCAATACCGTCTAGGCTTCTGGCAACTATATCCCGATGCTCGCGGCCTGCATCATCATTGTCAGGAATGATGAAGACATCAGCTTGCAAGAAATGTGAATTAACGCTTTCTGGCCACTTCTTTGCGCCACCTGGATTGCATGTCGCTACTATTCCAAGCTGCTCCAAGCGCTCAACATCCTTTTCGCCTTCAACAATATAGATCGGTTGCTCTTGGGCAATGGCTTCCAAGAGCTCTGGCAATCTATATGGCGCAAGGCGAGTGCCTTTGACCTTCCATTCCCAGTCGCTATCCTTTTGGGGGTGCTTAACTCCCGGCTTTGGGCGCCGTTGTCGAAAATCCTTCGGGTCCATGCGGACGACTTGAAAAAGAAGACAGCCTTCTTCATCCACATAGTCGTAGGCTGCGACAATATTGGAACGATTTTGGTGTTGACGAAATCCAGATCCAAATCTTAAGTCAATCCAGATGCCTGCGTCTTCCTTTGAGCAACCGCGTTTTTCCATCACTAGATCAATAACGCCGCCGCCTTCATTTGTTTCGTGATTAAAAAAAGTTCCCTTTTCTTCTCCCGTGGTCTTAACGCTTAGACTTCCACGGTTCCCAAAGCGCAGCTCCCCGTTTTTAGACAAGTGCTTGTTTGGCTCACCACACAGTTCGCGAGATATCGGATCAATCAAGTCACGAATGTCCAT